GCAGGAACATCTAAAGAAGATAAAGAAGCAATGCTGCAGGCTCAGAAGATGGCTAGTGATAACTTTGAAGCAACTAAGAAAGTTATGCATGATGTACCGCCGCCAGCACCAGTAGCACCTGTTGTTGTGCAGATGCCATCAGCATCATCTCAAGTAATAACTGGATTTGGAGGCAAAGAAGCACCAGAACAACCTCCTCATCCGGAGAAGTAAATGAGAATGTGGCTAAATAGTTTACTTGCTGATGGAGTCAATAGAACTGTCAGCAGTAAACGTTTTATTACACTAGCAGCATTTACGATGTGTTCTATAGCGTTTATGTCGGAATTATTTACATCATATAAAGTATCAAAAGAGGCTTTTGATTCTATGATGTATATTGTTATTGCCGGATTAGGATTTACAGCGTCAGAAAAATTTTCGAAAAAGGATGAACAATGAACTATCTAATAGCAGTCATGATCGGCGTACTAGTACTAACTAGTGTTTATGCAGCAGAAGAAAAGAAAGTTTGTGTCAAAGAGTTTGACAATAAAACTAAGAAAGAAAAAGAAGTGTGCAAAACCATCAAGGTTCACAAGAAGCTTGAAGGCACAAAAATTCCCGATAAAAAGTAAAGAAAATTAAATGTCTGACGATAAAGATATAGTAAGCTTGCAAATTGATGTAGGGGTGCTGAAGCAACAAGTCGGCACCTTATGCACTCTTTGTGACAAAATGGATAAAGTAATGGAGAAGTTGGTGGACCAACACGACAGACATATCGCCAAAATATATACCGATATGGATAACAGAAGATTAGAAACAGAAGCAGATATCAAAGAACTTCATGTTAGAATAGACACGGTCCTAGATAAACTGCACGATTCTGAACATAGACTCATGAATGAATTGAGAGCTATGCGTAATGATATGCAGGATCATAATTCAAAAGAAAAAGAATCTTTAGATAAACTACTGCAATGGAAATGGATGGTAGTTGGTGGCGTCATTATGCTTTCTTGGTTGGTATCACACGTAAACTTAGAAACTTTTGCCAGTCTAATCGGTAAATAACATTTTACCACTTTACATTCTGTCAATTTCGTGATAGAATGATATTATGAGCATATACATTGATCGAAAATTTCTACACATAGTTTCACCAAAGCTGGAACGGTTTTCGCAAAAGAAACCAGACCTGTATAACTTCAGGTGTCCAATTTGTGGTGATTCTCAAAAGAACAAATCCAAAGCCAGAGGTTTTGTATACAAGAAAAAGAATGATTACTTTTTCATGTGTCATAACTGTGGTGCTGGACATACATTTTATAACTTTCTAAAACTTGTTGATCCATCTTTATTGAAGGAATATGCATATGAGAGATTTACCAATGGTGAGACCGGGAATCATAATTATCCAAAACCTTCCTTTGAGGACTTCAAGAGTCAACCTTCGTTCAGCGAAAAGAAAACACAAAAGAAGATCGAGTTGGATACAATTGAGTCCTTACCAGAATCGCATTATGCGAAAGAGTATGTTAAAGCGAGGAAGATTCCTGAGAAATATTTCAATGAATTATATTTTGCACCTTGTTTCAAGATGCTGGTGGAATCTCTCGGTGTTGAGAAACAAAATCTCAAAGAGGAAGACCCTAGGCTTGTCATACCGTTCTACAACGGAAATAATGAACTCATTGCCATACAGGGTCGGGCGCTATCGGAATCAAAGATCCGTTACATCACAATCTCTCTTGTGGAGAATGAATCCGATGAAACCCATAGACTAAAATTTTATGGATTAAATAGAATCGACAGAAATAAAAGAGTTTATGTAGTTGAAGGTCCAATTGACTCTATGTTTCTGCCAAATGCAATTGCAACTGCTGACTCGGATCTTACAAGAGCAGCGAAGTTAGAACTAACAGACTTTGTGTTAGTCTATGATAATGAACCAAGAAACAAAGAAATTGTAAAGCAAATTAGCAAAGCAATTACTTCTGGATATAATGTAACATTACTGCCGGAAAACATCAAACAAAAAGACATAAATGATATGATTTTAGCAGGAATTTCACCTGGTGAAATCGTGGATCTTATAGATAAATTTACTTTCAGTAATTTGAGAGCTAATCTTGAGTTTTCCTCCTGGAAAAAAGTTTAATATGGAGATTTTATAATGGATGTAAAAATGGTGTCCTATTCTCAAGGGACTGATGGAAGAAACCTTTTGGAACAGGTGGCTTTTGTAGCTAGAGTTTCCAATCCAGCAAATCAAAATAATAATGAATCAGCAGAAAAACTGGTTCGTTACTTAATCACACATCAACACTGGTCACCACTTGAGATGGTGAATATTTGTTTAGAAATAAACACTACACGGGACATAGCTAGACAAATCCTTAGGCATAGATCATTTTCTTTTCAAGAATTTAGCCAAAGGTATTCTGTAGTAGATTTTGGTATTGCCGGTTCTAATTGGATCAGTCGTGAAGCAAGATTACAAGACCAAAAGAATCGTCAGAATTCTATTGAGACTGAAGATTTAGGACTACAAGAAACATGGAAAACTCAACAAAGTTATGTAACATATGCTGCTGAAAAAGCATATCTTTGGGCTATTGAAAACGGTATAGCAAAAGAACAAGCAAGAGTGGTTTTACCAGAAGGACTAACAGCATCTCGTCTTTATATGAACGGTACCTTGCGTTCTTGGGTACACTATATACAACTCAGGAGTGCAAACGGAACACAGAAAGAACATCAAGAAGTTGCTATAGCATGTGCAGAAGCAATTAAGCCTGTTTTTCCTATGATAGAAGAATTCGTACAACAATAATAAGGTAGAAGAAATGGAATATTTAGGAATTAAGATAGACTTAGAGAGAGATAAACTATTTGACGAACTTGGAGTGAAAAGACTTAAAGAGTCTTACATGAAAGATGATGAAGAATCACCACAACACAGATTTGCCTTTGTATCAAAAGCTTTTGGAAGTAATTCAGAACATGCTCAAAGGCTGTATGAATATAGCAGTAGACACTGGCTATCTTATTCTACGCCTATTCTTTCTTTTGGTCGTTCTAAACGTGGAATGCCTATATCTTGTTTTCTCAACTACATTGAAGATACTGCGGAGGGACTAGTTGACAACCTTAGTGAAACAAATTGGCTCAGTATGCTCGGAGGTGGTGTCGGTATCGGCTTCGGTATTAGGTCTGCTGATGATAAGTCTACTGGTGTTATGCCTCATCTTAAAATATACGATGCTTCTAGTTTGGCGTATCGTCAAGGTCGCACTAGGCGTGGCTCTTACGCCGCTTATCTTGATGTATCTCATCCTGACATTATTCCGTTCCTCGAAATGCGAAAGCCCACAGGAGACCCCAACGTCAGATGCCTAAATTTACATCACGGAATTAATATCACCGATGATTTCATGAGCATCATTGAAAACTGCATGTTGGATCCAAATGCAAATGATGATTGGGAACTCAAAGATCCACATACAGGTGAAGTAAGAGAAATCGTATCAGCAAAACACTTATGGCAAATGATTCTTGAATTAAGAATGCATACTGGTGAGCCATATATTCATTACATTGATACGAGCAACAAGCATCTACCTGAATTTCTAAAGAATAAAGGATTGAAAGTACATCAATCAAATCTTTGCAGTGAAATTATTTTACCTACCGACGAAGAACGAACAGCCGTGTGTTGTTTATCTTCATTGAACTTGGAGACTTATGATGAATGGAAAAATGAGCCAACATTCCTCAGAGATGTTGCTGAGATGCTTGATAATGTGCTACAGTATTTTATTGATAACGCTCCTGACACAATCAGCCGTGCAAAGTATTCTGCATCCCGTGAGCGTAGTATTGGGATTGGGGCTCTCGGCTTTCACGCTTACCTCCAACGTAATGGTATTGCTTTTGAAGGAGTCATGGCTAAAGTCGCCAACAACAGAATCTTCAAACACATAAGAGAAGGATTAGATAATGCAAATATTGAACTCGGTAAAGAACGTGGTGAAGCACCCGATGCTATGGGTACCGGCCGCCGTTTTTCTCATCTCATGGCTATCGCACCAAATGCTTCTAGTTCCATTATTATGGGGAACACTAGCCCTAGCATCGAGCCTTATCGTGCTAATGCTTACAGGCAAGATACTCTCTCTGGCGCTTATCTCAACAAGAACAGATGGCTCGATCAACTCATCAAAACCAAAATAACTGATGAACAAGAATATAATGATGTGTGGTCAAGCATTATTGCGAATGATGGTTCAGTTCAGCATTTAGATATTCTGGACGAAAATGAAAAAGCAGTATTCAAGACTTCAATGGAAATTGATCAGCGTTGGGTAATTGATCTTGCAGCAGATAGACAAAACTATATTGATCAAGCACAATCTCTAAATCTATTCTTTAGACCAGATGCACATATCAAATATATTCATGCTATTCATTTTATGGCATGGAAGAAAGGCCTAAAGACACTTTATTATTGCAGAAGTGAAAAGATTGGTAAAGCAGATAAAGTATCAAAACGAATTGAAAGACAAGTAATTAAAGAACTAGACATGACACAAATTGCACAAGGAAATGATTGCATTGCTTGTGAGGGATAATGAAAACTATTGCTATATTCATGCATCAGCCATATTGCTCGGTGCAATCGGGCAATGGTATAATGAAAGCTTTAACACCTTATTATCGATTTAAAATATTTACTAAACATGAACTTGAAACCAACTTCTTTGATGATGTTGATATGGTGTGTATACCTGGTGGATTTGGTGATGCTAGTAAGTTTGATATGTGCTTTACCAATAACACTGATCGTATCACCAGATTTGTACAATCAGGTGGTAAGTATCTCGGAATATGCATGGGCGGTTATTGGGCCAGCTCATATTATTTTAATTTTTTATCTAATGATTGTAACGCCGTACAATACATCAAAAGACCAGACACAGACACAAAACGACCACATGCTAAACATTTGCAAATATTGTGGGAAGACCAATTAGAAAGAATGTATTTCTACGACGGTTGTGCAGTTGTTGGTGATGAAAGTAAATTTGAAACAGTAGCAAGGTATATGAATGGTGATCCTATGGCTGTCATACAAAACAACATAGGCATAATAGGATGTCATCCCGAGAGCGAAGTTCATTGGTATGATTCTTATAGTTGGATGAAAGGAAAATATCATGACGGTAAACATCATAAGCTTTTGCTTAATTTTGTTAACAAGCTAATGGAAAAATAAAATGGCACATTTAGTAGCAAACATACCACCAGTACACTGTTATATTCGTAAAGAGTTTCTTTATGACTTTGAGAAAGGTCATGGAGAATATGAACCTTGTATATGGGTATCAATTAAAAGCATCCGCAGTCAAGCATTTAGAATAGAAAGTTACTTACCGAACTATGGCGCACTTTATGACAAACTACCTCTCCATGCGTTTGTATCACGCAGAGAGAATCTTGAAACACAGAATTTTTTACCTTTAGACACACTACAAATCTGGGATTGTTTTAGTTATGACTTTACTGTTATACAAAAGGCTTTTCTGAGAAATCTTACAGCAAAGTTCTATGCAAAAGATAAACAATTTTATTCTGGTAATTATCTTTTCACTGTTGATCATTCTGCACCAGATTTGAATATTATAGATACAAGTTATGCTGAGTGGCCTGAAGATCATAAAAGTTATAATTTTATTGAACTAGACAATGGGCAGTATGCTGCACAACCAAACAACCGTTGTTTATTCTTGGATGCAGCAAGTAATCCAAAGCAACTAAAGTTTCCAGACTTTAAAGTTTGCACAAAGAAATATGTCGTTGAACAAAATCCAAAATGGAGCTTGGGCGACACAGAAACAATAATGTACGAATAGAGGACAAAAATAAATGATCAAAAAAGCATCACAACAAAAACTAACAGAAAATAGAAATTACTTTAAACCTTTTAATTACCCTTGGGCATATGAAGCATGGTTAAAGCATGAACAATCACATTGGTTACACACTGAAGTCCCGATGCTTGAGGATGTCAAGGATTGGAAAAAGAAACTTACTGATTCTGAGAAAAACTTTCTCACTCATATATTCAGATTTTTTACTCAGGGTGACATTGATGTTGCAGGTGGCTATGTTAATAACTACCTACCTTATTTCCCTCAGCCTGAAGTGAGAATGATGTTAGCAGGATTTGCTGCAAGAGAAGCATTGCACATTGCTGCATATTCGCACCTAATTGAAACACTAGGTTTACCTGAAACTACATACAATGAATTTTTAGAATATGAGGCTATGCGTGAAAAACATAATTACATCCTTGATATTAGCTCACAGAATAGCAATGCTATTACTACTGCTACTAATATTGCAGTATTCTCTGCTTTTACCGAAGGGATGCAATTATTCAGTTCCTTTATCATGCTACTTAACTTCCCACGCCAAGGTAAGATGAAAGGTATGGGTCAGATTGTTACATGGTCGATTGTAGATGAAACACAACATGCTGAATCTATGATTAAACTGTTCCGTACTTATATTGAAGAAAATAAAGAAATATGGAATGATCACTTGAAGTCTCAAATCTATAAAATTGCAGAAACAATGGTTGAACTTGAGGATAAGTTTATTGATCTTGCATTTAACACTGGAGGTATTGAAGGCTTATCTGCAAATGATGTGAAAATGTATATTCGTTATATTGCTGACCGAAGATTAATCTCTCTTGGTCTAAAAGGCATCAACAAAGTCAAAAGAAATCCTCTACCTTGGGTAGAAGAAATGATTAACGCACCAACCCACACCAACTTCTTTGAAAATAGAGCAACCGATTATGCAAAAGGTGCTCTAGCTGGTGATTGGGGTGATGTTTGGGCACACTAAGGAAATCAAATGAACGATAAAGCAATAACAGCAGAATGTCATAGCTGCGAATCATCATATCAGATCAACTACACAGAGGAATTTGTGTCTCAAGAATATCCAGAGCATTGTCCATTCTGTGGAGAACTCATCGAAGAAATTGAAGAAGAATATATAGAAGATGAGGACTCTGAAGATGATGAAGAATGGAATTAAATTGGAAATATAATAACGAAGCTTTTACGGAAGACTTGATTGGTGATAACTACGGGTTCGTCTATGAGATTATAAATCTCACGAATAAAAGAAAATATATAGGCAAGAAATTTTTCTATTCTGCCAAAACCAAACAAGTCAAAGGTAAAAAGAAAAAAGTGAAAGTAGCTAGTGATTGGCAAACTTACTATGGCTCTAACGCAGAACTACAAAATGATGTTATACTATACGGGAAAGAAAACTTCTCCCGTCAGATATTGCATTTATGCAAATCAAAAGGCGAATGTGGATATTTGGAAGCAAAAGAGCAGTTTGTTCGTGGTGTAATGGAAAGTAATGACTATTACAATACGTGGATAATGGTAAGAGTTAGAAAATCACACATTAAAGGATACAATGCTAGAATTTCTGAGAGAACTGAAGGATGATCATTTTGATGCGGTCTTTTTCATGCCTGGACCAGAAGAAGATATGGTGAAAGTAGAAGCAGCAAAATACAAGACACCAGGTGAAGATATTGATTCGTGTAATATGGGAAACATGTATCATATTGTTTTATTCAAACAAGACAACGACGGAAATCCTGTAGACCCCGATCTATTTGAAGCCATTCTTACAGAACCTCTAGAATATATTTCCAGAATGATAAAATGTGACTTCTATGGAATAGTCGCCAAAAAAACAACAACCTCTAGCGATTTCATTAAAAATCTATTTGACAAATTGAAAGAAGTAAATTAAATATTGATAGGAGAAATACTTTGAGTAACAGCATATATCATCATCCTATCTCTATTCCATTTGATATTAAACATCCAGAGTTTGGTGCACCTATTCGTGATCAAGCAATGGCGAATCGTAAGTATGATGTCATTGATACGAGATTGTTAGATTTTATAGATTCTTGTGGTGTTTATCCTGTTTATAATGAGTACTTTGTATTTGCTCCGGAAGGATCTATGAAAATTCATGTGGATGAACCCACATTAACAAGTGTAGGTAAACTCGTCATATTTTTAGGCAGTACTGGAAAGTTAAAATGGTTTGATCCTATTCCCGAAGCTAAAGGAAAAGGTATTCGAGTGTTTAGTCAAGAGAAAGTCACCCTAGCATATGAGAGTGAGATGATGGGTGAATATATAATAAACGTCGGCATACCTCATACCTTTGTTAACGATAGTGATTCTTTATGTTACATTGTTGGGTTTTTGTTGTTCGATAAACACACAAACACATTTTTATCATTTGAAGATGGTGTTGAAAGATTTAGCAAATATGCAAGACAGCCAGTTGCTCAAAAAACAACATCCGATAATATTATCCAAAATACATTTGACAAATCAAAAGAAATAGAGTAGACTGTAGTTTCCTGACTATAGAGTGTTATCATGATACTAATTGATCTCAATCAAGTTTTGCTATCTGGCATTATGGCACAACTCGCATCACAAAAAAATGTCAAGTTGGAAGAAGGACTTGTTCGCCATATGGTATTGAATGTCCTAAGAACTCATACCAATAAGTTTAAAGAATATGGTGAAGTTGTCTTGTGTTGCGATAATCGTAACTATTGGCGAAAATCGATTTTTCCTTTCTACAAAGCAGGCCGTAAAAAAGCCCGTGAGAAGTCTGATCTAGATTGGCATCTAATCTTTGATATTCTGTCAAAACTCAAAACAGAATTAAGAGAAAACTTTCCATACAAAGTAATTGATGTTGAAGGAGCAGAAGCCGATGATATTATTGGTACACTTGTTCCTAGACACATTGCACATGAAAATATTTTAATTCTTTCAAGTGACAATGATTTTCTGCAACTTCAAGCATACAATGCAAACGGCAAATTCAAAGTGAAGCAGTATAATCCTGCCATGAAGAAATTTGTTGTTTCTGAGAATCCTGCACTTGACCTTAAAGAGAAAATCATCAAAGGTGACAAAGGTGACGGCATTCCTAACATCCTATCTTCTTCAGATTGTTTTGTTTTGGATAAACGTCAGACACCAATCACAAAAGGTAAATTGGAAAAGTTTCTAGCTGAACATTACACTCAGTATGAATCTATTGCAAATACTGGCTTTACCCGTAATCAACTATTGATTGACCTGAGACTTATACCAGGTGATATAAAGGAAAAAATCATAAATACTTATGAAGAAACAAAACCAGCTTCAAGAAGTAAGCTATTAAATTACTTTATTGAAAACAGACTAAAGAACCTGATGGATGTGATTGAGGAATTTTAATGAAAAATATATATGAAATATTTGATGAATTTGAAGAAGCAAAAACGAAGGCAGAGAGAAAGAAAGTAATAGAGCAGAATCTTTCTCCTACTCTTGTAAAAGTCTTAGAGTATGCATTTCATCCAGACTATAAATGGACAGTAAAAGAAGTACCAGATAATTATAAGGTTCCTGACACATTACCTGGAGTTTCTTTTGCTCATCTTGGAACAGAATTACGAAGAATTTATTTGTTTCAAGAAGGACACCCTACAGCATTAAGTTTGAATGAACAAAGAAAAAATGAATTGCTGATTCAACTTTTAGAATCTTTAGAACCAAGAGAATCAGAAGTCATTGTAGGAATAATGAAAAAAGATTTAGGTGTAAAAGGTTTAACTTATAATTTTGTCAAGGAGTGTTTTCCTAACATGTTACCATGAAGTTAAGAAAAGAAAAAATAATAGTAACAATTGGTGCGTTTGATCCTATAGAATTATCAGATATTAATTTTTTAAAAAAAGCTAAATCAAAAGGTGATTGGTTGATTGTCGGCGTACACTCCGACATTTACCTAACAAAATATGAAAAAGGCTTTGTTCAAAACTACAACACTCGATCAGAGATCGTCAGGCACTTAAAATTTATAGATGAAGTTTTTATGTATAATGATACTGACGGTACTGCATGTCAATTACTTAAGATAGTACAAATGTGCTATCCTTATTCCGAAATAATCTTTATATCCAAAAACGGAGATAAAGAAACCTCGCCTGAAGGTAAAATGAAAGGCATCAAGTTCCTACTAATGAAATAATGGAGTTCATAAAATCAAATGACTAAGTTTGCTGGTAAATTCCGTAAAAATAATGACTACGGTGACGATTTTGAATTTGCAAAAAATTCAAGAAAAAAACGCAAATCCAAAGAACATGGCGAAGTTAAGAAAAAATTAAGACAATGGGAATATGAGAACCGCCATGAAGATGATGAACGTTATTACAAATATTGAAACAAAAAAGTCCTTGACAATTCGTTCCTAGCTTGATATAATGTAGTCTCATTGAGTGAGGACATCATTATGATAGTTTATGGCTACATTCGCAAATCAAAACCGAAGAAATTGACAAAAGTGCAACAAGCTGAGTATGATGCATGGTGCCGTAAAGTTGGTATTGGTACTTCACCAAAAGTTACTAAGATAACAAAATCAACTTTCAAAACTAGCAACAAAATGCCTAAGCTTGTTATTCCTGCTGAACGAAATCCTAAGCAATATCCTTCAGTAGACACTGGTGTGCAAGTTGCAAACTGGAATAGAAAAGATAAAGTTACACAATACACTGGCGACAAAATGCTAGGTGTTGGTACTTTGCACAAATCCAACGCTGTTCCTGTTTTTAACGATACTGAAGCAAAAGATATGGCCAGAATGAGGCGATAAAATGAAGATACATGTGAAAATACCCAAGCCAATTTGTCGTACACCTATTCCTGCCCCACAAAAACACACAATTGATGTACGATATACTCGAAAAGTGAAGCATAAGGAGAAAATTGATGTTCGCACCTATGGATGAATGCGTTTTATATAATGAGGACTGCTTAAAGACCCTGGATCGGGGTCTCCAGTATCACTATGTCATTACATCACCTCCGGATTTTGATGAAATTGGTGAAAATCCAGATGAAACCATGAGAAAATGGGAAAATTTGATGTATGACACCTTCTCCAAACTCAAACCAATCAACAATGTCGTTACAATTGTCCTCCGAGACCGAAAATCCGGTGGAAAAATCATCAAAAAGCACACCTTTGTGACCCAAACAATGGAAGAATTGGGTTGGATACACAAAAGTCAGAAAATATGGGTCAGAGCAAAGACTGCTAATCTATATCGTTTTAACTACTCCTTCGTTTTAACCTTCAAGCGCCCCGGAAAACAGTTTTCTCGGGACGATTTTAGTGACCTTTCTATTCCTGATGTATTAGAACATCCTGTCAAACCATATAAAACCTATGTTGACAACTATCCTACCGGATTATTGAATCATTTTATTGATGCATACACAAATCCTGGTGAATTAATCTTTGATCCATTCATGGGATCGGGCAGTACCGCAGAAGCATGTGTTTATGCCAACAGAAAATGGTCTGGAGCAGAAATTGTTCCTGAAACATTTGAACTTGCAAGAAATCGTTTATCTACAATTTATGATGAGAGGAACAACGGATATGTTGGACTTAAATTTGAGTGAACTTGAGAACTTCACAGATGAAGAACTTATTCTGCTTGAAGAAATGGGAGAAATGCTTGAAGAAATGTCACAGGAGGAAATCGATGACTTTGTAGAAATGATTGAGATTATGGGTAAAAAGAAAAAAGAGAAAATGATTGTTATGCCGGATCGAAGTGACTTTTATCATTAAGGAGAATATTATGGAAAACACAACAAACGTAGACCAACAAAATGAAGCATTGACAGAAATTGAAGAAATTGTAAAGAAATGGATTGTTATGTCAAAGTGGCAAAAAGATTTAGATTTTTATGAAGAACTAAAACAAAAGGTCGCAAATGGATAATCCAAAAGTATATACCACGACAGTAAAAGATTGTGACGATGGTAGTGGAGATGTATACATAGAATTTCCAGATCAAATGCTAGAGGAACTTGGTTGGGGAGAAGGTACGGTAGTAAACTT